ATGAGGCCACTATAACCAAGATCAACAGGACGACCGCAGATATAGAAATCGGAAAAGATAAATATACTGCCCCTCTTTCAATACTTGAACCTATGGAGGTGGCGTAATGGACGTAAAAATTAAAAGAAAAAACAAGCAAGCAAAAAAAGTTGTGCCTATTCAAGGCATGACCTCAGACGAAATTGTTAAACAAAATCTGTTACGAATGCTTCAAGAACAACACGAGGCCACCGACACAGATAGCGAGCCACAATTAATATTCGATTCGATATATTGGCTGGCTTACATGCACCTCAAAAGAGCAGAAGAAGCACCTCAAAAATATCACCTCATTGTAGGACTGTTTAACGACGCAATAGGCTCAGCAGTCAGAGAGATATTTTTAGAAGAATATGGGGAGGAGGACGAATGATAACCCTAAAACAAATACAAAATATCGCAGAAGATATTATTGCGGATGATGAATGGATTAATGATAGCCATACACAAGCAGAACATTCAGGCGTAAAAGCTGGATTATATGCTTTGATACATCATTTAGAAGAGACACAGGAGGAGGACGAATGAAAATTAAAGAATACATATTTAGTAATACTGTGACTGTTGTTGAAGAAACGACAGTAAAAGCTAAGTCTTACGAAGATGCAGAAAGTTTATTTCTATCTGGTAAAGGTAAGGTAGATATAGTAGATGAATTTGGGGGCGATTGGTCTTGTATAGATAACCCCGACCAAATAAAGGAGTCCGACAATGAGTAAAGTAACAAACATCAGGCCTTACATAGCTAAACGCCTACGCAAAGAGGTACAAGCAAAAGACGAAAAGTATTGCGAGCATTGTGGTGAGACCACAGACGATTGCCCAGGTTATAAGTGTTGGATATAGGAGAAGAAAATGGCTACATTTTTAGCAAGAAGATATGTTCTTGAATCGATATGGGAAGAACAATGGGTAGAGTGCAAAGCTGAGTCTTTAAAAGAGGCGAGAGCTAAATTTAAGGAAGGTGACTGCATTATTAATGTTACTAAAATGGGTGACCTACACGAAACCAATCTTCAAGTTGAAGTTGACGACATACAAGAATTACTAGAGGAGTCTAATGATGTCTGACGACAATATAAATCCTTCTTACTATAAAAAAGGTATAGAGACCACGGACTACATACAGTCTCACGAACTAGGATTCTTGGAGGGTAACATCATCAAGTATGTTACCCGACACAAACACAAGAACGGCCTTGAGGACTTACTCAAAGCAGAATGGTATCTAAACAGATTAATTAAGGAAACAAGGAACAATGGCTAATTGGATAACAGAAGAACAACTTAAAGAAGGAAGAGTACAAGCAGAAAAATTCTATAAGGAGTTTTTAGAAGATACTTACCCTCTTGAAGGTGAACAAACTTGGAATGAAATAGAAATAGACGGTCAATATTTTGATATTGAATGTTGGGATGATGATATGGAAAACCCAAGAACTGAAACAAGTTGTGCTATATACCCGACATACCTTATAAACGATTGGAGAGAAACAGATAGTGAGAAATGGATTCGTTTATTTACAAACGGGGAGAAAAGCTAATGGCTAAAATTAAAAAAGGCAACGCAGGTTTAAATGCGATAGTAGAAGTTTCTGATCCAGTATCTCAAATAAAACTAATGGAAGAAATACGCGATCTAGTAGAGGATTTAGGTTGGGAATATCAAAGAATGTCCACAAGTGGAAAAATAACCTACAGAGAATTGTGTCTTAAACTTGGTTGGGAGTTTGAGTGGGAGGACGGAGAATGAACTTACGAGAAATTACAGGAATAGGAACGCAGTACGTAGATTGTTGTGAGCAATGGGTAAGATACAACGTTGTTTTAGACTCTCAAGGCCTGCCTTTAGTTTATTTACACACAGAACAACATGCGATTCTTAAAGACAAAAAATTGCATAAATTGGCAATTAGTGAAATCATTAACAAACTTACAGAGGATTTAGAATGACGAAGGAGTACATTTTAGACAAATTAAGTGGGGAGTATGTGCTGGTTTGCTCAGACTCTACACGTCCAACTATACGATTAGGCACAGACGATTTAGAGGTAGCAAAGAAACGAGCAACACCCTACATGCAATTCAATGACTGAACTATACAAAGGCAGATTTGATTGCCACCCTACGTTTCAATTTGATTCCGATAACCACGGAACAATAGAGTGGACTTTAAAAATGGATCCACCCGAAAGTATTTATTGGAAAACAAGCAAGATAAAAAAGAACCATATACGGATCACCAGCCAGGTAACGCCCGAACAAAGAAAAGAACTAACAAGCGAGCTTTACCTAGACTTAAACCCACCGAAGGAGAACCCAAAGAGGATAAAACAACTATGAAAAGAAGGATAGCGTACTTAGATAAATCACAAGCTAAAGCTGTGGTGCAAATATTCAGGCGTGGACAGTTGGGAGACCTAGCTGTGTTTTTAAAAATAGACAGCAAGAACGAGAACGGACAATATAAATTATGTATTGATTGCCCGACAGATACTCACCCACGACTGGTAAACAAGCTCCAGGACGTAGCGGATACGTTAGTGGAAACACACAAGCAAGCAATTGATACAATCACTTGGGAAGATTATGATGATAAAGACATAGCACCTGAGGAGGAAACACTTAGAGACTTTGTAGATATGTTAGGGAGTTACGACTAATGAACTTAAAAAACGCATATAAAGAATGGCAAGAGGATTGTCCCGATAGTTACATGATTGACGGGAAAAGAAGACCTGTGAAATGGATTAGAAAGTTAAGGGCCTACAAGCAAAAAAACAAACAGGCTAAATGTTTACTGTGTAAAAAACTTGTTGATAAAGAAGATTTAAGAGTAATGAAAGACGCTGGTAGCGGATACTGTTGTTCGAATTGTTATCAACTGTCTTCTTAAACCTACTCAACAATAACCGCATCTTCTACTTCGAGCAGAGGTTTATAGTCTCCTAGTAGCTTCTGTATTCTTTGTTTGATCTCTACTTCACTTAACGAATCTAACGTACCTGTTCTAACTTCTTTACGTTCCACATACAAACCAGCCGCCCTACCTCTTTGTACTTCTGCCGATACTGCCGCAGTAAGGTTGCCTTTATCAATGGCTTGGTCTCTGATTTTGGCTAACTGCCTAACATGTCTACTGAAAGTTACTTCATACTTCTTGTCCAGCTCTGCCTGGAGGCCTTGTATGTATCGAACCACAAGCGGGTACTTCTGTGGATTCAAAAGCTCCGAAGCCCTGACGGCTGCAGATGTATCAGCATAGCCAGCAGCAAGCGCGCACTCTGTTTGTGTTTTAGATCCGTCGTTATACACGTATTCCTTAGCAAAAAGCATTTGCTTAGGCGTTAGATGCTTATCATTCTTACCTGATATGTTTCCTGATGTTCCTTTTGGCATTCGCGAAGTATATACCAAGGTAATAAAAAGTAACAAGTTTTATTGTATATGGGACAGATAATACATAACTTCTGTCAGGTTAGCTCTAAACCCGCATTCTTTCAACATTCTTGGCACTTTCTAACCTGAGCTAACTTCTGTCAGGTTAGACGGAAACCCTTATAGGACTTATATTTTTACCACTTCTCACCCGAAAAATATATTTTCTAGCTTTTTGACGTATTCGTGAAAACTTTTTGAAATATTTCAGGTTAGGTTAGGTTTTGTTATATAGGAATAGAAACATTGCTAATAAAATCAATAGCTTACGATCTAACCTTACCAAAGTTAGAAGATTTTTATTATCAACAGAATCAATAGCTTAGATCTAACTTCTAAAGTAAGGTTCAGGTTAGAAAACCATTGATATATAGTACATATCTTATATAATTACACATTTAAAGGAGAAAAAAGAATGAAATATGACGAAATAAAAAAACAAATTGGTCTTAGGCTTGAAGAAGTAGAAAAAATAACAAAAGAAAAAGCTGAAAAAGAAGCTGTTTTACGCGAACAAATAGATGAAAAACTTAAACTGTTGATGAATGGAGGCTATAGTAAAAATGAATCCTATATGCTATTAACAGGAAAAGCTTGTGATTGGAGAACTTTGAAACGCTGGCATTCAGGCGAATTGATAACTATAAGGAGCTATCAAAAACTATTCACCTTAATAGAAAAATAGTCCTTGGGCCGTCGTTCCGAGTCCATTGTCCCTCGTCCACAAAAAAAGGGAAGAATTACGGGTTCTTCCCTTTAATAGTTTTGTGAAACTAAGCCTTTCAATGGTCACACTAGGCAAACAGTGTGTAACATTAAACATATAAATACCTAGGAGGTTATTTATATAAGACGTATTATACATCATGCACAAAAAAAGGGAAGAATTACGGGTTCTTCCCTTTAATAGTTTTGTGAAACTATTGTCTATTATATATCTTTCTTACCCGACAGGCTA